CCAGACCGGAAACCCCAGCTGGCAGATCTCTCCGGCGACTCAGGCCGCTGCGACCCGTCTGGCTGCGTGGCTGTTCGTCCATGTCATCAAGCAGCGCCCCAGCGCGGCGAACCTCTTCCCGCACCAGCACTGGACGCAGACGGACTGCCCCGGCCCCTTCGTCATGGCGCACTGGGGTGCAATCCTGGCCTCCATCCAGACTCAGTACGACCAGATGACCGGCGTCGCCCAGCACGCTCCGACCCCCAAGACCGTCGTCCAGCTGGCCCACGAAGTCATCCAGGGTCTGTGGGGCAACGGCCAGGATCGAGTCAACAAGCTGACCGCGGCGGGATACAACGCGGCTCTGGTGCAGGCCGAGGTCAACCACGAGCTGGGCCACGTCACCCCGTCGATGCCCAAGAAATCCATCGCTGAGCTGGCCCACGAGGTCATCCGCGGCGAGTGGGGCAACGACCCGCAGCGCTCCCAGAAGCTGACCGCGGCGGGATACGACGCTCGGGCCGTGCAGGCCGAGGTCAACCGCGAGCTGCGCTAACTCTCGAAGGGAGGCGCTCTTCGTGACCGAGAGCATTCTCGACAGTGTCAAAAAGGTCTTGGGTTTCGACCCGTCTTACACAGTGTTCGACATCGATGTCATCATGCACATCAATTCTGTGTTTTCGGACCTTCATGACCTCGGCATCGGCCCGGACAATGGATTCTCGATCACGGACAACACTGCCCAGTGGAGCGACTTCCTCGGCGCCGATGTCACACTCAACCGTGTCAAGACGTACATGTCTCTTCGTGTCAAGATGATCTTCGACCCGCCGATCAGCGGGTTCGCGATCGATGCGATGAACAAGCAGATCGAACAATTCGAATGGCGCATAAGCGTTGAAAGGGAAGGAACAGCATGGGTCGACCCGAATCCGCCGCCACCGGTGCCGCTACCGGACCCATGTTGGGGGTGGTACTAGAGCACCACGGTGTGAAGGGGATGAAGTGGGGTAGCCGCAAAGGCCCATCTTCAAAGCCACCTCTCGTCTCTGAAGATCACGTCATCGCTGAAGCCCACAAGGGCACCATAAAGCAACATGGCGTGAGGGCTCTGTCGAACGCGGATCTCGAACAGCTCAACAAGCGACTGCAGTTGGAGCAAACGAACCGAGATCTGAACAACAAGAAGCCCAACACCTTCAAGTCCGGCCATCGGCACGTGAAGGATTTCCTCAGCGTCGTCAAGACTCTGAACGACATCCACAACACCGTCAACGGCCCGATCGGAAAGGCCGCCATCAAGGTGGCCAAGGCTAAGGCTGGTTGATGAAATGGCGTTGTCGAACACTGCGGTCCCCATCTACTACGGGGAATTCCGCGATGCGGTTATCCGAGGGGAGATCCCGGTAAACCGAGAGATCTCGTTGGAGATGAACCGAATCGACGCGCTCATCGCCAACCCAAACTTCTACTACGACGACGCGGCAGTTGAGGGTTTCATCCTCTACTGTGAAAACGAGTTGACGTTGACGGATGGCAGCGATCTACATCTGTTGCCATCCTTCAAGCTCTGGGCCGAACAGATATTCGGTTGGTACTACTTCGTCGAACGGAGTGTGTACGAACCCGGTTCTGGTCCGGGGCTTGGTGGTCGAACAGGACATTACGTCAACAAGACGATCAAGAAGAGGCTCACGACTAAGCAGTTCCTCATAGTAGCTCGAGGAGCTGCTAAGTCGATGTACGGGTCCTGCATCCAAAGCTATTTCTTGAACGTGGACACGTCAACGACTCATCAGATCACCACCGCGCCTACGATGAAGCAGGCTGACGAAGTCATGTCGCCGTTTAGAACGGCTGTGACTCGTGCAAGAGGGCCTTTGTTCAAATTCTTGACCGAAGGTTCGCTACAGAACACGACTGGTTCTCGGGCCACTCGCGTCAAACTCGCCAGCACGAAGAAGGGCGTCGAGAATTTCCTTACCGGATCTTTGCTCGAAGTCCGCCCGATGTCCATCAACAAACTACAAGGCCTTCGGCCAAAGATTTCGACCATCGACGAATGGCTTTCGGGTGATCTACGCGAAGATGTCGTTGGTGCGATCGAGCAGGGGGCCACGAAGCTTGACGATTTCCTAATCGTAGCGATCAGTTCTGAAGGGACGGTTCGTAACGGTAGCGGAGACACGATCAAGATGGAGCTTGCCGATATTCTCAAGGGCGAGTACGTTGCTCCACACGTTTCGATCTGGCACTACAAGCTCGATGAGTTGGAAGAAGTCTCCACGCCAGAGATGTGGCTGAAGGCGAATCCCAATCTCGGAAAGACCGTCACGTACGAGACCTATCAGCTTGATGTGGAAAGAGCAGAAAAAGCACCGGCTTCTAGGAATGACATTCTAGCCAAGAGATTCGGCATTCCAATGGAGGGATACACGTATTTCTTCACCTACGAAGAAACTCTTCCTCATCGGACGCGTTCTTTCTGGAGAATGCCTTGTGCTCTTGGCGCTGACCTCTCACAGGGTGACGACTTCTGCGCGTTCACGTTCTTGTTCCCTTTGCGTGAAGGATTCGGCGTAAAAACCCGAAGTTATATCACCTCGCTGACTTTGATGAAGTTGCCTGGAGCTATGCGCTTCAAGTACGACGAATTCATCAACGAGGGAAGTCTTCATGTTCTCGAAGGAACTGTCCTGGACATGATGGAGGTCTACGAGGACCTCGAACGTCACATCGAACAGATGGAGTACGATGTACGTGCCTTGGGATTCGACCCGTACAACGCGAAGGAATTCGTCACACGCTGGGAAACCGAAAACGGCCCCTATGGGGTCGAGAAGGTTATACAGGGTGCAAAGACGGAGTCCGTACCGCTGGGAGAACTGAAGAACCTCAGCGCAGAACGCTTGTTATTCTTCGACGAAGCGCTGATGACGTTCGCCATGGGTAATGCCATAACCATGGAGGACACCAACGGAAACCGGAAGCTCTTGAAAAAGCGGCAAGACGCCAAGATAGACAACGTCTCCGCTATGATGGACGCTTATGTCGCCTACAAGGCCCACAAAGAGGCCTTCGAGTAACCTGGAAGGAGGTGACACATGGGATTTCGTGCATCTTTGAGGCACGCGTGGAACGCCTTCAGAAACTGGGACGAGAATGAACAGCAGAATCTAGGCTATGCCGCTGGTTATGCGTTCAACGTCAGACCAGACCGAACCCGATTGACCTTCTCGAACGAGAAATCGATCGTTTCAGCGATTCTCACGAGGATCGCCATAGACGCGGCTGCGGTGGATATGTCTCACGTCCGAACAGATAAGGACGGGAGGTACGTGGAAGACATGGTGAGCGGACTTCAGAACTGTCTCACCGTCGAAGCCAACATCGACCAGGCCGCGACTCAACTACGTCAAGACATCGTTCTGACGATGTTCGACAAGGGTGTCGTGGCTATCGTTCCGGTGGATACGACGATCGACCCCACGAGCAGCAACGCCTACGACGTTGTCACGCTTCGGGCTGCAGAAATCGTGGCATGGTATCCCGAACACGTTCGCGTCAGCCTGTATAACCAGGCTGTGGGGTACAGGCAGCAGATCACGCTTCCAAAAAGCATGGTCTCCATCGTCGAGAATCCCTTCTACCAGGTGATGAACGAGCCAAGTTCGACTCTTCAGCGTCTGATCCGGAAGCTCAACATGTTGGATGCCGTGGACGAGGCCTCTAGCTCAGGCAAGCTCGACTTGATCGTGCAGCTTCCGTATGTCGTCAAGTCCGATGCTCGTAGGCAGCAGGCTGAACAGCGACGAACAGACATCGAGTTCCAACTCAAGGGTAGCAAGTACGGCATCGCCTACACAGACGGAACCGAGAAGATCACGCAGCTCAACCGTCCTGCTGAGAACAATCTTCTCGCTCAGATTCAGTATCTGACCGAGATGCTCTATGGGCAGCTCAGCATCGACGCGACCATCATGAATGGTATGGCGTCGGAGCAAGCGATGCTCAACTACAACAAGAGGACCATCGAGCCCATCGTCAAGGCCATCACAGAAGCCATGGCTCGAACGTTCCTTTCCAAGACCGCACGAACTCAGGGACAGACGATCGTCTACTTCCGCGACCCGTTTGCTCTCGTTCCGATGGGAGAGTTCGCGAAGATCGCCGACATGCTGTCTCGCAACGAGATCGCTACGCCGAACGAGCTCCGTGCAGCCATCGGTCTGAAGCCGTCCAAGGACAAGAAGGCGGACATGCTTCAGAACAGCAACATGCCAACACCGAGACCGCTGCAACCAGCTCCAAGGCCACCGTTCCCGCCGAGCCAAGCACAGCTTGCCGGGGTCAAACAACTTCAACTCTCACGGACAGGAGGAAACAGTCAAAATGGAACCTGATTTCAGTGGCTGGGCCACCAAGGCCAACC